CTAAAAAGATGGCTCCCTTATTATTATCATTAGTCTTGAAAGCAGATAAGGCTAATCATTTATTCCTTACTCATTCGGAAAGTCAGGGAGGGGGGGGGAAAATCATCCCCTGTATCTCTTACACTTATCACCTAGACACAAGCCCTTCTCCTTCAGACTTGAGCAAGAAGGATGCATATTATATCTCCTATAAATGTACTCAACATGATAAGCAGTCTTGTCAGAGTCAAAATCCCTCATACCCAGCCCAGCAAAAAACTTCCAAATCTGTTCAATATCCCAGCCTATCTTCTTCAGATGAATCACAGCACAGAAACGAGCAAAGCTGATGGGATTATCCTCCTGAATCTCAGAACCTACACAGGGGTATCTTGTGAACACTCTGTTTATGAACTCGTTAGCGACATTCATATTCTCCCGACTATTTGGAGCGTGCTTATCTCCTCTGCATATTATGTTCTTAGCTATCATATTATACGAGCCTATGAGCTCGTCAATGGACTTCAAGGGTGATTGTAAGGGAGAGTGTATAAAATGCTTCCTGGGAGCCTTACACAGCCTCTCAAGCCTGTTCACATCAAAGAACCATATCTCATCAATACTCAGGGGGACACAACAGGTCCCATTTGCTTTATAATTCCTACTATCAACATAATAGCAGTTAGGTATTCGAGTTATCCTCCTTTCATCCCCGAATACCCTGGCGTCTGCAGTGGTCAGACCAAGCCTCCAGGTGAGCCAACTCTGCACGACCTGGATTTTCTTATGAGCCTTCTCCCTGTGCATAAGCTCAGGCACAAGGGGGATGTAGGCGTGATAACCCTTCCTAGTGTTGATTATCACCACAGGATAGGGGGAGAGGAACGCCACCAGGCTTAGAACATCCTTTTGAAGCCTGAACTCATCATAAGCCTCCCCCCGATGCTCCACATCAAAGTCAAAGTATATCTTATCCAACTCCAGCTGAGTCTTGCTCTTAAAGGAGTACAGGCTTATGAAACAAGGTCTCCTGCCATTGTTCTCAGCTATGAACCTCCTGAGCTCCTCCTTGGTTCTGACTAAGGTCTGATGGGGATTACCCACATATCGGGGGAGCTCAATAAATCTCAAGAGACTCATATTGATACACTCCTATATAATCTAAGACTTTTTGAAGTCCCAATTTTTTCATACAATAATCATAATGCTTAGGATGTGATTTCTTCAGCCTATCAAACCTATTAGGATGCTTCTCTAGATGCACCCCGAACATGCAGAACATACAGCCTGTGCCTCCTTCTCCTGTTGTCTCTAACTTACCCCTTTTTTCTATTATATCCCCATAAATAGAGGCATAAGGGATGCCCATTTTTTTCAAATACTCTAGAGTATTTTGATTTGTCCAGAAGCCCAAGGGAGTAGAACGTGGATGCTTTAGATCATAAGCATTACAGCCTGTCTTAAGATAAACGTCTTTCCTGATCCGTGATTCTGTGGCTTGTGTTCCTAACATGGGATACCTCCCTGTTTCTTTTATATATCTTCTAGCAGGCTCCTTTTTCAGCCAATGACAACATCTATCTGATATTTTAAAGGGGGCATCTTTAAGATACCTCCATTTTTCAGCGAGTTTAAAATTTGGAGCATATTGACCACTTCTTGTATATCCTGTAAGATGCAGATTTCGAGATGCTTTATTCTCCTCTGTAGGATTCTGATGCATTGACAATGCATGAGCTGTCTGCTTAGATATGATAGGATAACCATACTCTTTAATGACTTGAGAGAATGTCTTTTTAGGTCTTATTATTGTGACATTCTCAGTACCTTTAACATGAGCCTTAATCTCAGGATATTCCATGCCAGTATCAAAGAACACAGCAGGGATCTCAGGATAAACTTGTCGAACAATATTTAAAAGTACTGTCGAATCCATGCCACCTGAAAAAGACACATAAACCCTGGAGTCATAATGATTGTACCACTCTTTAATCCTTGTCTTAGATAAAGCAATTTTAGCTTTTAACGAGAGATTTATCCTCTGTTCAAACTGCCAGAACTCCATGTTATTCCCTCTTAAAGATAGTTGAATCGCTAATCACTTTAATCTAAGACTTTATTAGTTTTCATTTAGAACCACATCCACGATAAGGAGAAGCAGAAACGATCGTGAAAAAACCATCAGCATATTCTACAAAAGGCTCTTCTTCATAATGTGATATGGTTATTTTAGATACATCAATATCCTCATTCAAAGCAAGTGTGAAAATATGCTTATAGCCTTCTCTCACATTTTCTGTTTCTCGTTCTCCTTCTATTACTATTTTAAGTTCTTTATCCATTTTCTATCTCCTTCCGATATCCCTTTTTGGTCTTTTTTGCTGTTTACAAAATATTTAAGCACCTCTTTTCTTAGGATAATCTAATGTCTTATTTCTATCTTCAAATATCTTTTTAAGACGTTTAGTATCTTTCTTAGAAGTTCCTAAAACATAACAGTATTTATGTTTAGGCATTACATCTCTTTTCTTACAAGAGTTTTGATAGGCTTTAGATTCATCCTTAATAGCTTTAGCAATATATTCAGGCATTTTATCAAAGAATACTCTATCTCTTTCTTGCCATTCACTTTGCCATTCAATTTTAAGACGTTTAGCAATTTTCTTATAAACACTTCTACTTCTAAAATACCTATCAGATACCCAACGACCATTCTCATTTTCAAATTGGTGTTTAGTTCCCGACTTCTGACCTAAGTAATAGAAATTACAGGCTTGATATATTGTACCTAATTCTTTAGCTTCGGGATCTGAATAAGCTGTAAATAGCCTATATTGAGTGTTTTTAACCACCCATTTAATACCAAACATAATTAATGAAGATGCTAAGTTTTTAGGACTCCAAGATATACAAGCACCTCTGCTTATTAATCTTTCCATAGTTTTAGTATCTTCACCTAATAGTTTAGAGAAAGCATTAGGCATATCCATTATAACTACACCTGCTAATATTCCTTTATATCTTGCAGTAAAGAAATGTGTAGGATATAAACCTAAACGTCCTAACCATTCATGTTTTTCGATGAATTGTTTAACCTCTTGGAATATCTTGTCTTTTTCCTCAAATTGGAAATCGAAGTCTGTAATAGATAAAGATTCAATTTCCTCTATTGTATGACCTTTATCAAGAACATCTATTAAATCACTATTAATATTATTTAATTTAATATCGTACTGCCAACAATGGTCTTTATTATACGAATCTACTCTTTCTTTATCCATTTTCTATCTCCTTCCGATATATTAATTATATTTATAATATCATGGATTTTAAATGGGTAATTATCTTGTAGATAAAAAGCAAGAGCCATTATATCTTTATTTATAATCCTATTCATATTTTATTCTCCTTATATCTCCATGGAATCCCTATTTTCAGATGATATGATAAGCTCGTCCTCCGTCTGCTGAACAGGCTTCTCATGCTTGTCACCAACCAAGTCATCAACGCTGTCAGCCTCTTTAAGCTCAGGACCTAACAACTCCTTAATATCCCGACAGAACCTAACATCATTATTATACTCACTATCATATAACGAATGATAATACTCATTAAGAACATCCTTGATTGTACCCCTATATTCATGCTGTAGCTGTTCCAAAACATTAGGTCTGGTGAAACTCCCCACAATCATAGGCTTAGTGGAACCAATCGGGCTGAACCTGTTACTATCCACCTTAACAAAAATCCTATAAGGGAACCAGAGCTTCTGACCGATTTGAACACCTCTCTGAAGGCTGAACATGGCAGAAGCATGATACTCAAGGTCCTTCCACTCATGAGCCTGCCAAACCCCAGGGATTATCTCCCCCTGCTCATTCCTTCTCCTCTTCATCATAAGAGTTAATATCAAATCATTACCTGAGCCTGTTACAGTCTCCATGAAGGTCTTAATATAATCCCACACAGTCTGCCAGGTGAACTCGAAGGGGTTTTTCCCATGTTGCTCCTTATACTTGAGCATAGCCAGATTCACAATGTCCGAGCCAGAGTCAAGCACAAAGCTACTGTTTGGCTTGTACTCGACTGCAAACTCAGTCGCCATGCTATCAAGCTCGTCAAAAGTTCTAATCCTCCGTAGTTTCGAGTTGTTCAGGATCTTCATCGTCTCAACAGTGCTCCGAGTCCTGTGAGTATCAGCAACCACAGAATTCGGAATCGTGTTAAACGTGTTACTCAGATAAGTCTTTCCGTATTTGCTCTGACCTCTAATCCCAATGGTGAGAGCATTATTCTTAGGCAAGGCAGGGAACTTCATACCTAAAACTCCTCATACTTCTTCTTCAGAGCCCTGTCCACAGCCAAGACCTCAGCTATCAGTTGCTCACGCTCCCCCTTAGTATGCGTTTCACCATAAGCCTTAACCTCCCATTGATAGCCCTTAGCCATCTTCCTCAAGGTTATACTACAAGGGGAATCTGTCACACTTCTGACAACACTCTCAGACCCAATCATACCAGTAGCCACTAATCCATTCATCTTATCACCTCAAATATCTTCTTCTTACAATCACAATTCACACACCTATACTTCTTCAATACTTGGACAACAAGCCCCATGAATTTCTTCTGGGGCTTAGTTGAAACAAGCACACATCCTCTGCCACAATCAGGGCACCTATTATCTCCTTGCATTTTCTCTTAGAGGTCATCCAGGGAGGTGACTAACGCATCCCCACTCTCCTCAATAACCTCCTCAGTCACCTGAGCCTCTTCCTTTGGCTTAATCAATGGTCTATAAGGGACAGTCCTGATAGGGAATATCATCCCAACCCTCATCCTAGGATAGCCTGATGGCTCCTGACTAATCTGGTCTTTAGGCTGATAGAGCTGTCCAACGAATACTCCAATGCTCGCTGAGCCCATGGTGGGGGATTTATCATGACTAGCTATGAAGCTACCATTCTCCTTGACAAATTCCCTGCTGATGCTGTCATCAAAGAGGCGATAAGTACAGCCACCCTCATCCCACTCATTCACCCGAATGACCTGAGCATTAAGGGCTATCATCTCATTGGCATCAGACCACTCTGTCGCCTGAGAAATGCTAATGTTAGTGAGCTTCTTACCCACAAACTCTCCAGCCTCCTCAATGGTTATCTGACTCTGAGCCTCCTCGATGGGATGATTATCCCCAATCCTGAAGAGAGTAGTGCTATTCCCTTTTATCTCACTCTCACCAAAACGAGTCTCAAAAGTCTCTCCCTCTTCAATCCCTACAAAGGTACTGATATTATCATCTCCCTTAATAGCAATCTTCACAGCTACAAAGTCATCAAGACCTTTCCTCGTGCCTATCCCATAGGCGTTCATAAACCTGCCACCCTTCTTGCTCTTCTGTGGTCTGCCTATGTTAAGGAGCATTACGCTCCAGATTTTCTCCCCCCTATCAATCTCGCTTATATGGTTAGCCTTGACAATGTCAATGGCAACAAGCTGACGAGCATAATCGTCAGGGAAAGTCTCTACAAGATATGGGGTGAGATATTCCCTCTTAACTTCCTTCCCTAAAGTCTCACCAATCTTTGCTTTAGGGATGTTCAACTCTGATGCCAAGGCGACAAGACGCTTCTTAGCTTCACTCGATAGTTTTATCTTCTTTTCTTTCAATTTTCTAACCTCCATATTTTATCATAAAAGGCTCACATGAACCCCATGACCATCATAATAATGATGAGATAGCAGTCTGAAGAAACAGCATTGTCTCCTGCTCTATTCTAGTAGTATCTGCCTCAGTGCCCTCATGCTTTGTCACAAAAGTCCATTTACTAAAACCATTGCTCATTTCTACTTTAACATTCATATCAAATCCTCCAATAATACGAGTATGGCTACCCCTGTGATTGTTCCTAGGGATATAAGCCACATAGCATATATCATCCAATAGTGCTTTATTCTCTTCAATAATTTACTCATGTTCTCCTTCAACTTTGAAGCCTCCTTTTTTCTCCTACAATATAATTTGTTCATAAGCTATCATCCCCTATGAAATAGAATATGGGGGCTCTCCCCATACCCCTGCCCAATCCCTCTCCACCTGCCTTGAGAAGCACCTTGTGCAAGAGCATATCATTAATAGTCTCCCTTGCACGCCTCCTAGACCACCCAGAAAAAACGAGATACTTCATCAACTGAGTGTGAGAGCACCCTTCAGGGAGGCTCTTAATATAAGTGAGTATCTGATTATAATTTGCATTAGCAAGAACCCCCAGGCGTCTGTTCAACGCATCCAGAGCAAAAGCCTTGAAGGTCTTGTCCACAGTAATCCTCAAGACAGGGGTTGCCCTATAATATTTGATGAGACTATAGCCTATCGCCAGGTTCTCTATGAGAATGAGCTCATTATGATTATACCCACGTTGGCTAAGAGCTAATAAGAAGTTCCTAAGGCTTGCTGTCCTTATGCTCTTAGTGGCTGTGAAGGTTTGGGCGAGCTCGCTGAAATGATGCCTAAGGTCTCTCAGCCCTTTGAGCTTAGGAGGCTTGTTAGGATTGTTAATAACCTTCTGATTAAAAGCCTTGATAGTGGTCTGGTCAGGACTCATGTCAAGATAATTCAGCCTCCTTGGCATCCCACTCTCATTATCAAATCTGGCGTTCTGGGTTGCCAGCCAGGCTGTGATATAACTCTGATATTTCAGGTCATGACCGCCAGTGCTCTTATAAACCCACCCATCATCAAGGAGACCGAGCAACGCCTCCTCAAGCTGTAGACTATGCTCCTGTTTTGAACTCTTCTTCAAAGCACTATACTCATCACACAAGATGATAGCATCCTTATACTCCTCAGCATGACCTATTATTTTCTCGCCAGACTTGTCAAACCCCCCAACCAGGCTGAGTTCTGTGAGACGTTTCTCATGCTTATGAGGGAGTGAAATAGCACAGCCATAATCCTGATCGAAGAAGAAACGATGCCACGCAGTCTTACCATACCCAGGAGGACCTATCGCAAATATGTTAGCACGCACAGGAAAGGGCTTCCTATTCCTAAAATAAAAGGGCGTGGCATATTCATAGATACTGCTCGTGTTAAAGAGATTGGCAATATGACATCCAATGGAGGTGATATAATAATCCAGGACCTCCAGGCTCGTGTAGTCTGCTTCCCTTGCAAAATCTATTGTATGCTCATAAAGATTATTCGACATTAATCTCACACTCTGGATAGAAGCTATCAAACCCAAAGTGCTTATGCCCTGATGGAATCAGCTTATGATTATCAAAGCATAGGAGCTCTGTATTCCCAAGTCCCTTGAAAGAATGTCCCAAAGCACTATCCTCATGTGCCTTCTGACTCTTCAAACAACTAGGGAGACCTGGAGCTTTATACTGACAATGTAGCTCGCAGTATTCGATTATGTAGGCTCCAGAGCCCTCTTTATCTCCATTGGAAACCTTCTGGAAGTGCTTAGTCTCCATAGGCTTTGTCCAATAGAAGAAACGAATGAACACCCATATTAACATCTCAAGCAGGTAGAAGGGGAAAATCCATTCTCGCCTACCAATGATATATCTTGTGTCTTTGATAGGGGTATTCTTTAGGGGTTTAATTGCTCGCATCTTTTAACTTTTCCTAAAAATATTTTTGTTGAATCGGATATATATAACCATCCCCAATTTTTTTGATGAGAAGAGAAGGCAAGCCATTCCTTTTATTCAAATGTGCGGGATGGAGGAAGAAAAGGTCCAGCTTGCCTTCAAAGGCAGACATATTCCCATAAACTTCTTAGGGGGGGGAGAATCCTAGAAAAATATTTGGTGTTTGATATGTGGGTGAAATATCTAGGTCTGCCTCCAATCACTAAATATGGATCTCTTCATTATATATACTTAATCAAATATATATTGCCGATTTATTGAGTTTACAAATTGCATACAAGAAACCAGTGATGGTATTTTGTAAAAAAGGATATTCACAGGGACTAAGAGTATATGAAGAGTTTACAAGATTACAAAAGACCTTATAGGTACTATAATAAGTATAATACTTATAAGAGGTCTGATGAGAGCTCTGAGCCTGAGTAAATCATCCAACTAGAGTGTATATAAGCCAAATGTAAACTTGTAAATATTAGCACATCACCAGTCCCGATAAAAAACCTTTTACACATTACGTCAGTTGTAACACCTTGTAAAACATGAGGGATAAAGGAGGGAGAACAAAACAGGAATACACGATTTAAAGACAGGACACGCCCCTATTTTGTAAGATAATGCGTGTTCTCCTATCAATACCTCATATAATAAGTGAGTACCCATGAAAAGCCCTTAGAAGTTAAATGAGAGGCATCATAGTAGGAGATTACAAGAAAAAAAGTACCGATACACCATATAAAAAGAAATAACGTTTAAATAAGGAGTAACACTTTAAAGGATAAAACAATGAGCAAAAATAGAGCTCAGTGTCTAATCAGCATGAGGGAGGCAATTACAAACAGCTTTAGGAAGATACAACTCATAATAAGCACGATACTTTTACGAAAAAAATAAGAGGAGTGAGGAGAAATGAACACAGCACAGCGAATAGTCAAGGGGTTGCTAATCGCTGTGCCTCATCCTCTCACATACCAGCAGAAAAATAAGGAGGGAGAAAAATGAAGGTTCAACATTTAGACCCTTCACATTTAAAACCCTTTGAAAAGAACCCCAAGAAACACACCATAAAACAAATAGAGAAAATAATTAAGAGTGTGGAGGACACAGGGAAAAAAGCTACTAAAATAAGGGAGTCAAAAGTACTGATAACATGAACATATTTCTATTTGGAAGGAAGGAAGAAATCAGAGACAGACGTTTGAATGTCATTACTTTAGAGGAGAAGGGGTTAAAACCCAGGGAAATTAGTAATTCATTAGACATACCCATTGGAGACGTTTATAATGATCTGAAATGGAGTAGAACTCATCTGCATCGAGAGATTCGAGAGAGCGTTTGGGACTTGCAGTTTATGAAGGAGTTGGAGAAGGAACTCCGAGAGTGTAATCATCCACTACAGAAATTGGGTTATAGGAATCTCATATTAAAATTACGTCAGGATATGCGTAAACGTGCAGGTCTTTACATTGACAGAATACAGCATGAGGGCAAGACTAGGCTGGAGATTAAGATGTGGCAACCTGATGAGAACAGGGACTTTGCTCCTATGTCCAGAAGGCTTTTGAAGAAGGAGAGTTCCAAATGATGATGCAAGAGCTTATCCACTTTTATTATGCCCCTCAGCCCATGCAAAAGCTCTTCCATGCTGACAGATACAGGGTGAAGTTCAGGCTGGTGAGTGCTGGGACTGGAGGAGGCAAGACACTCGCAGGAGTATTCGAGTGTGTTAGCTGGTGCCTTGAGAACGCTGGGACAGTAGGGTATATCTACGAGCCCACTTATGCTATGGTCAGGAGGATTTTGATACCTGCTATGGAGAGCGAGTGGATTTTTAATGGTCACATAGGAGCTCATCCCCTGGTGAGAGAATATAGCAGGGGGGATAAACGAATAGAATTTATTAATGATTCGGTGCTCTGGTTTGGCTCGCTGGAAGATCCTGAGACCGCTGAAGGTCCTAACATCGACTTTGCTCACATAGATGAGGCTCGTCTTGTAAGGCATTTTGACTCTGCTTGGAGGACTGTCAGAAGGAGGCTCAGGGGTAGTCGGGCTGGGAATCGCATAGGTGCCTGGATAACAACAACCCCAGACCACCCGAATAGTGCTTTGTATAAGAGCTTTGAGGACTCCAGGAGCAAGTTAGATGATAGCATGGTCTACAGGTGGAGTCTGATGGAGAACACCATGCTTCCACAGGGATTTATTGATGATATGCTCCAGGCTCACACTGGGGGCTTGAGCGAGAGGTTTATTCATGGGCGTTTTGCTGAGGTGGGTGCAGGGAGCTTTGAGTTTGACAGCACTCAGCACATAATCGGCTCCATAGATAAGGAGAACATGAGACAGGTGGCTTATGGCGTGGACTTTGGCTGGACTAACCCTGCCACTATCATAGCTATTGGGATTGATGGTGATGGTAGGGCATATATTTTAGATGAGTTTTATAAGAGTCAGGCGAGTGATGAGGAGCTTGTGGCTGGAGCCCAGGAGTTGCAGAGTCGCTGGGGTGCTGGCAGGTTTTATTGTGACAGCTCTGAACCCCGAATGATTGAGAAGTTCAGGAAGTCTGGATTAGATGCTAGGGGTAATAAGAGCAAACGTGATGATGGGATAAGAGAGGTGGGTGGCAGACTCAGGACTGTTGGGGATGGTAAGCCTAGGCTGTTCATTCATCAGGATTGTGTGAACACAATATCTGAGTTCCAGGTCTATGATGCAGACGTGAAGGCTAATGACCACTGTGTGGATGCCACTAGATATGGTCTGATGGGCTTGGGCAACTCTAAGAGTAGTGTGTGGGTGGGAAGATGAACAGGGCGTGGCAGGACTGGTATGTCAGCGGGCAGTACAAGTATGATAGGGGTATGAATATTATAAGGCGACCTATTGACCTGTTGAAGATTAGTGGTTTCACAGCCCTTCTTAACGAGTTCATACTCAACCCATTAGGGCTTTATATCCCTCCCTCATGGCTCCTGTATATGATTCCAGTCATCGCTGTTGTTGCTTTTTCATTAGGATATTTAGATCAGCATAAACTTAAAATATGGCAGAAGGAGCAGGAGTATGCCCCCAGGAATATTAACCCATGGTCTCAGGAGTTGTTAAGGCGTTTGAAGAATGTTGAGAGGCTGGTGGGAGTTGCACATGATGGAGGCAAAAGAGAGAATGAGTAGGGATGATAATATGAAGCTGAGTGGTTCTTTCATAACTAACAGCAGGGAGGAGGCTCTCTCATTGGTTAAGCAGTTCAGGAGTGATGGTGCGATGGGTGGTGAGAGCCCTACTGAGAGACAGCTCAGCACTAGCTCGACAACAATCACAGGTTATCCTGCGAGCATTAACAGGCGTGATTATGAGAATATGTTCAAGAGGACTATCGGGGGCTCGATTATTAACAAGAAGGCTGATGATACTTTCAGGGAGTGGTTCACAGTTGAGACAGAGATGGAGGGCTTGGCTCGTGAGATTGAAGTGATGAACAGGAACCTACAGGCTTGGAGGGTTTTCAGGCTTGCAGACATATTCGCTAGACTCGATGGCTACAGCATTATCTTCATGGGTATCCGTGACGGGAAAAATATTGCCGAGCCACTTGAGAGGGCTCAGGGCATCGAGTACCTGAGGGCTTATAGGAGTTATCAGATTGCCAGGATTGAGAGGAATAAAGACAAGCAGAGCCCCACTTATGGCGAGCCTGTCAGCATAATAATTAGAGTGGGCAGTGATGAGAGGACAATCCATATTAGTAGGATATTAGTATTATGCGAGGAGCACCTGGGAGACCCATTTAGTGATTCCATCCCTGCCCTTGAAAGAGCCTATGATTATATCCAGAGCCTAGAGAACCTGGCGTGGGCGAGCTCAGAGGGGGCTTTTCAAAGAGTCGTCCCCCCTTGGCACGTCAAATTCGAGGAGAGACCTGACAGCGATGTGGAGAGCGATATTGATAATCAGCTCGACAATTTCAGGACAGGGGTGAGGCAGAGGATTAAGACTGCTGGCGTGACAATCGAGCCCCTTGTGGGTTCAGGTCAGATGGTGCCTGTTGATAAGATTGAGACCATGCTCATGAGACTCGTCTCAGCTTCTGTTGATATTCCCCAGAGGATGTTATTCGGCTCAGAGGCTGGACAGCTCTCTTCCGCATCGGAGGATGTGCGTGCTTATTATGCAGGAATATCTGCTCGCCAAGAAAATTATGCCGAGCCAGTGATGAGGACCTTTTTCAACAGACTACAAAGTGCTGGGGTCTTGCCTGATGGCGAGTTCTCTCTCACCTGGAACCCATTGTTTGAGATGAGTGAGAAGGAGAAGAACCTCATTGAGAAGAACATAGGGATTGACCTTGCTAATAGGAGCAGGACTGCCTGGCTACTCAGTGGCTCAGGACAGTATGAGCCCTTATTATCAAAGGAGGTAATATTAGAGAAAATCTTAGGATGGAAGCCAGAGGATGTGAAAAAAGCCCTAGGGAATATGAAAGTAAACATGATTGAAGAGCCTAAGATAAATGCAGAGGCTGGAAACCAGGCTAGGCTAGACTCGCATTTTAAAACCAACGAGTTCACATTTGAGGATGATGATGACACCATAGTGACAGTGACAGAGCCACACGCCAAGAGAAACTGGGAGGAGACATTCATTGACTCCACATCTTTACAGGATAAATATGTGAAGATTCTGGAGAAGTTTTTTGTCAAACAAGGGAAACTGATACTTAAAAGATTCTCAGGAACCTCAAAGACCATTAATGATACAAAGTCTCTCTTCTTAGCTAATACCCCTGTGAATGATGCGATAGCTGAGGGGGAGGCTGAGCTTGCAGAGATATTGAAGAATATGAGCATGGAGGCGACAGATAAAGGAGCAAAAGGAGCCAGCATGGTTGCAGGGGGCAGGTATGTCCAGCTTGAACATAAAGCCATACTAGCAATCAGCAAAAATTCGGCTAAGATGGCTGGGGAGATTTCAAAGACAACAAGGGATAAAGTCAGCTCAGCGATGATAACGGGTATGCAGAAGGGAGAGGGCACTCCACAGATTGCCCAGCGTATTCGGGGAGTTATGGATGCTAGTTCAAAACGTGCTAACACCATCGCTAGAACTGGTGTGATAGGCTCTATCAACACTGGGCAATTTGACCAGTATCAGGAGAACATGGTTGAGTTTAAACAATGGCTGACTGCTGGGGATAGTAAGGTGAGACCATCCCATGCTCAAGTCCACATGAAGATAGTGCCCATAGACGAGTTCTTTGATAATGGTATGATGCACCCTGGGGACTCTTCAGCATCTGCTGGGAAGTTAGTTAATTGCAGGTGCAGTATTGCACCATATATCCCACTTCCAAAGGAAGGACAGTATGAACCAGTGGTTAAGAGAGATTCGATGTCATGGGAAGATAACATGGTTAAATCTGATACTCCTGTGCTATGGAAGAGAGGTGACCGTAACTTCAAGAGTTTCCCAGAAGGCTTTAGAAAATGGGACCCTTATTATGCTTATAGGGCTAAAGGTATTCATCTCAAGGGTGGGAAATATGATGCCTATAAGGTGAAGAGTCATTCTTACACAGATGGGAGAGGTGCGAAAAGAACGCATAATATTGAGATATTACATCATCCAGGAAACACTTATGTAACGCCTGAGAAGATTTTTGAGGTGCTTAATACTGTGCCACAAATACACAGAGAGAATGTGAAGAGGATTGTTATCCATAATTATACTAAGATGGATAAAGGGGGCGTTACTGAGGCTCGAATGTTTGCAGTTAAACCTCCCCAGGCACTTGAGACGAGGAAACCAATACATGGCATGGCAAGTACCATAGAGTTTTTCAAGGTCCCTGTTCAGCATAGGTCTGGGAGTCATGTGGGAACTTTATATAAAGAGAGAGGAATAGCCAGGGTGCTTGCACATGAAATAGGGCATCATACTAAGGAAGGTTTTGGACATCAAATTCTAATTAAAGGGAAAAAGACATGGATTATAAAAGACAGGAAGAATTATGAGAGAACTATAAAAAAGGGTGGAGGGAGCATACATAATCAAGTGTCTGAATATGCTAGAATAAATCAGGCAGAGGAGTTTGCTGAAACTTATAGCTATTATATGACAGGGAGATTAGATAAGAAGAAATATCCAGGAAAGTTTATCTATTTTGAAAAGATGTTTGGAGATATGGAAAGGTCAAGGAGAAAAATTACATAAGGAGACGTTGGTAATATGGTTAGAGAGAAAGTTATTACATACCTAGACGATTCTGATAGGGTGGTTCAAAAAGATAGTGCTGTCAGGGCAATAGTTCAGGTATATGAGGATGGTAGCCTCCTCTATGAGGATTTTGTGGTGTTAAAGAAATGAAATTATTATGTGCTAACACAAGGCTGGGCGATCAGGTGACAGAAACTGAGAGCCATTGGGTGGTCCCAGTTGTCCCCACGAGGGAGGGAGTCCAGAACAGAGGGTTTAAGACTTATGAGGAGTTAAAGAACACTAGCTTATGGTTGAATGGGAGACCTTTCATCCCTAATGGTCATCCAGAGGAGGAGGGGAAGTTTATCCCTGTTACAAGTTCCAATCAGGCGAGTGGTTTTATATGGGATGTGGAAGCAAATGACAATGAGAGGCTATTAACTGCTAATGTATATCTATTTAAAGAGGATGAGAGGAATATATCCATAGTTAAAGCCCTTGAGAATGATGACAGGATAGAAGTCAGCATAGGTTATCACGCTACAACAATTCCTGAAGAGGGCGAGTTTAATAAAGAATCCTATGACCATGTTGAGAAGGACATATATTATGACCACCTCGCCAGGGTGCTTGAGGGGGCTTGTAGCTGGGATGATGGCTGTGGGCTTGGTCGGTCAGACCTGGGGAAACAGGATATGAACATTATGAATCAGATAGGCTTGAAATTGAGTTCAATTAAATCTAATCTTATCAACAGAATACCAAAGACAGAATCAGGTGGTATTCGAGAGAATGCTGAATGGACAACTGCATTTATTAACACATTACCAGACACAGCGTTTGCTGTGATAGAGGGAGGTGGAGAAAAGGATAATGAGGGCAAGACCAAGCCCAGGAGCTTGAGACATCTCCCTCATCATACCAGTGATGTGAAGATGGCTAATGAGAAGGAGAGCGTGGATTTACCACATCTTAAAAATGCGTTAGCCAGAGTCCCTCAGAGTAGTTTGAAGAGGGAGCTTAAAGCAAGAGCTAAGAGTCATCTAGTCGCTCACGCTAAACAATATGAGATAGGCGACTATGACAGAAAGAAATCGGAGGTCGATAAATTGAGTGAAAAAGAAGAAGAGTTGCAGGCTCGTGCCAACACTCTCGCCCAAGATAAGGAGAACCTCCAGGGCAAGATTAAGGCACTTGAGGAACAACTCAGTGAAACTGGGGCTCGACTCGATGAGTTTGAGTCCAGAAGAAAATTAGACGAAGAAACCCAGTGCAACGCTCTGATAGCAGAGATTATCAAGAGCAATAATAGCAAGCCTGAAGTCTATGAGAGCTGGACAGTAGACCAGCTTAAGGTCCTTAGAGACTCGCTAGTAAGTGCTGACAGAAGCATGAAGGTCTCAGAATCTGAGGAAAAGGAGACTCGTGGACTGCTTGATGAAGGTGGAAAGACCTGGGTTGAAGAGGAGGTTATCTAAATGGCATATAATCAGCTACAGAAACCCACAGGAAAAATAGTGGAACGTGGAAACCCTCTAGTGATGGAGCATAAGGTAGATAGTACAGGTCCTGCATTACCTGGTCGCCTAGTCTATAAGGGCACTAATGATGATGATGCAGGAGTTAAGAGTGCCACAGACAATGTAACTAACATGCCTATCGGCTGGCTGGGATATGAGCAAGCAAGTGCATCATATAAGCCTTCTGATGAGGATACTGCCTATTCAACTGGTGACTTTGCTCCTGTGCTTAATGGAGGACATTTCATTATAGTAAGTGCACTTAGTGCAGTGAACGCAACTAAGGGACAGTATTTGTGTGCAGGCGAGAGTGGTATGCTGACAGCAGTAACCACCGAAGGCTCAGCCTCAATGAAGAGCGTGCCAATAGCAATTGCTATGGAATCAGTAAACGCATCGACAAGCATCACTGACTGTGCTGTGCTTAGTTTAATCTAAGGAGGTGAATAAGGAAATGCTTAATATACAAGAATTAAAAGGAAATGCTCCTGTAACAACTGAGCAATATAGAGAGCTTCAGGATGCAGTGGTTGTAACTGCTCGCAGGAATGTTGCTATGGCAAGGAGTCTAGTATCGCCAATAGGACCTCTTGGGATTGGAGTTCAGCAGTACAGCTTTGACAAATTGACAGAGGTTGCTGATGCGATAATCAGTTATGCTTTCACTACAGGTAGTGAGGATATAGTTGATTTGACCAGGTCTAATGTTAAAGTCCCTGTTCTTGAAAAGAAATTCAGGATAGGAAGGAGAGACCTGGCTAGCAGTACACGCACAGGAACTCCCTTGGACACTTCAACAGCAGAGAGCTGTGCCTATAAAGTATCATATGCTTTCACTGATATGATATTGCAGGGCTGGACAGCTGATGGTTCAAACTATGACATCAATGGACTCTATCAGTCAGCGAATAACGATTATTCGACTGGGAAGGACTTTGGGACTGCAGGGAACGCAATAACAGCAGTGGCTGGTGGTATGGCTTTATTGATGGCAGATAACATCATGCCAGCATATAATTTAACTTTAAACCCTGTACAGTATGCTGAACTTGCTGGCTCTGTGCATACTGGAGGACTGTTAGAGTTTGAGCGTGTTAAGAACATGATTGGTGGAGATGTGTTTGTCTCGCCTTTTGTAACTGCTGGAACTGGTATGCTGACAGCTCATCCGTCACAGGGAACACTGAAAGTAGCCTTTGCCCAGGACATAACAACTGAGACCTGGCAGGATGCAGATACCAAGGACACGCTAGGGCGTGTCTTTATGGCTTGTGTGCCAATAATCTATGACACCAACGCTATCTGCAAGCTCTCAAGTATCTGAGAAGGAGGCTGTGCATAGTGGTTAAGGTAATCGTTAAGGTGGGCAGTTTAAGATTAGATGGTATGACCTACAACGCTGGAGACCAAGTTGACTTGTCTGAGGATAAGGCGACTCATCTAGGCAACAGCATCGAGGTCGTGCCAGAGGTTAAGACTGCCACACCTAAACGAAAGCCAACGCAGAAGAAGAAACTTAGGAGGAGGAAATGAGACTCCTCCATCTTTTATTTTTTAAATTAATATCATGGTATCTGAGACGCTTTAAGCATAGTGGAAAAGAGTACCATGTCACAGATGTGAGCTTCAGTGGTGATGATATTCATAAGACGCATGAGGAGACGAGTGGAACCTCGTTAGACCCTAGAGTTGCTCTCATCAAAAAATTCATCAGGCACATTCCTGAATTAGTGAGGGCTTTCCCAGAGATTAGGGGCATGCCTAAGCTGACGAATCCAACGAGCCTGCTCTTGCAAAGTCTTAAAGAACAGTATCTGCTCAGGATAGACACGAGTGAGAAACAGCTTCAGGAGGCTTTAAAGGATATTAATGAGGCAGGCGATAGGAACATAAGCACTAACTGGAATGCTGAGCACGTTAAAACATTTGTGGGCTCAGTATTCGATGGGCTCATAATCATAGCCGAGGCAGATGTTTATTATCGCACCCGAATACTTGACGCACTAATATTGGTTGCTCAGTGGGGTGAATCATGTAGTGATAACATAGGTGATGACTGGATTGAGAAGCTGATAGTAGAACAGAATGAAGGGACTTTGGATATGTTAGAGGCATGGGCTAATAAGAATGGAAGGGACATCAAGATTGATGGTTTTAATAAGGGCAAGATTAATGTGGAGGCAGGTTAGGTGAAGAATATATTTAAGATCGTGAAGAAATTTACTGAGGATGGAAAGACCTATGACATAAACAATGTTACATTTGCAGGAGAGGATTTGCAAGAACATCTCAGAAATACTGATGGTCATGCTGTAGATCCAAGAGTTCATCTTGTCAAAAAATTCCTACGACACCTCCCTAAACTTATGAGCATGTTCCCCAAGGTCTTGGGGATGCCTAAGCTCACAGAACCAGATGCAGTATTGCTCCAGGGTATGCGAGACACCTATGTGGACAGGGCTAAGAGGAGTGAAGCCATAATCCAGAGTTTCCTTGAGGAGAGCAGGAAGCAGGGCATGGATGTTGGAGGAGACTGGGAGGCTCGGCATTTTATAGAATGGGTTGAAGTAGCCTTTGACACCCTGACGGTTATTGTCGAGGGAGACCCATATTATAGGGACAGGTTCTTCGATTTTGTGTTGATGATTTGGCAGATGGGTGAGAAGCTCAGAATCCAGTATGGAGATGACTGGATGAACAAGGTCCTGGATGAGCGTCAGGCGAGAGACCTGGATGTATTGCAAGGCTGGGCTAATGAGAGGACTAAGGGGAAAAATATTAAGAATATTGAGATAGACTTAAAGAACTGTAAGGCAAAGGTGGAGGTCAGATAAGATGGCTTATGGGGCGATGGATGCAGTTAAAGAACGTTTGACCAGTGCCATCCCTAGTGGTGTCACTGATTTTGATGTGGAGCTTGATGAGGCTCAGAGGTATGCGAATGATATTATCAATGAGATGCTGAAGCTCCATAACGTCAGCTCATTGGTTAGTCCTCCAAGCATAATAGTTCATGCAGAGAACGACTTGTCTGCTGTGCTGTGGATTGAGCAGAACAGCGAGAAATATGGTGAGGAGCTAGTAGTGAAAGCTGAGAGGCTTAGAACACGAGCCTTCAAGAATGTTGAGCTCTATTTAAATGCCACGAAGGAGAAACGATATTATGTTGGAGTGAATGACGTGGATTCAGGGGTGGATTGAAATGGCACAAACAAAATCAGCAGTTTCTCTCAGAGTTGATTTATCTCAATACAAAGTGCCCACATATAAGATAACAGAAGGAGTTGCCATTGGACTGATGAAAGCAGGATTCCATATTGAACGAGTTGCAAAGCTAAAGAGTCCTGTGGTCACTGGGCGATACAGGTCATCTTGGAAGGTTAATAATAATGTAGAGACTATGACAGAACATTTTTTATCGTATGAGAGAAACCCAAAAATTAGAGTGGAGCCAATGGTCATTTATTCTGACTGGGTGGAAGATGGGGCAAGTAGTCAGGGAGCACCCAGGAGTCATAGAAGCAGTGGTTTTAAAGGGTATCAAATAGCAAAAAAAACAGCAGAGAGTGAGAAGGGTACTGTGAAGAAGATAGTTGAGTCAGAAATAAGGAAGGTGTTAAGATGATTGATTTTGAGAGTTGGAAGATAGGAGGAATAGCTGGGCTCCTACTCGCCCCAATATCTGAGGCAGTTAAAGCAACAGGGGTGATGGGACAGGGGATAGCTGTGTTCCTGCTATTAGATTTCTGTCTTGGCGTGATGTCAGCCATCAGGTCTGGGACATTTGAGAAGGGTTGCATGGTCTGGGGATTCCTGACCAAGGCAACAGTGTATCTAGCTGTTTTAATAGTGGCTATGTACCTTGGAATTGTGTTAGAATCTAAATGGATTTTCACAGTCGCCATGACGATGGTGTTCAGCAAGGAGCTTTTGAGTATTGTGAAACACGCTGTAGACCTGAAGGTCTTTAAGGCTGATGAATTAGGATTCTTGGTGTCATTGGTTGAGAAGATGAATAAGGGAGGGAGAAGATAGAATAATGCCTGATTCATTAAGGGGTAAGATATTGACTCAGTTAAAATCCTTGTTGGAGGGTGCTCCTGGGGTTTTTACCAGCTCAGTAGGCGTTTCAACAGCCATTCACAAGGTATTCGAGGAGAGGAAGTCGATAAGTATGTATAGTAATTATATTGAGATGATATATCCTAGCATCCCTGCTGTTTATGACTCTCGCACTGTGGGAAAGACTGATGAAGCACAAATCCCACTCCTCATGAACATACGAATGAGACGAGCTACGCAGGATGATAATGATGACTTATACATGATTATTGAGAATATTAGGCAGTTGCTATGGGATAATCCCACTATCAATCTAGAAACCTCTGGTGTTGAAACTGTCCATGTGGATGCTGATGCTCTATTGATTAACGAGAATGACCAGACCATTAAGGATGGAGCTGATTTGTCTGTGATGATAACGACTGTTAAGAACTATGGATGAGGTGAAGAGATGCTGATAAAAGATATAAGAGAAGGGGGAAGCCCCTTAGAAACTGAAGGAGTTGGGGAGCACTGCCCTGGTAGTGTTCATGAAGTAGAAAAAGATTTTGGCGAGAAGCTGATAGCCACTAACCCCTTCTTTGATGTTGTTAAGACAGGAAAGAAAAAAAATAAAATAGGAGGTAAGAGAACATGAGCAGATATGTGGCTTTAAGCAAGCCCAGTCATACAGTATGGGGCACAGCGATTGGTGTGGATTCATATTTGGATGCAATTACTGAGACATTAAGTGAAGATAATCAGGTGATATTTGATGAGGATATAAGCAACAGGTCGCCAAGGGGGCAGAGTGCAGGACCTTTCGAGCCGAGTGGCAGTGTCACAATTAATCCTAGACCGAATACTGTGGGCTATTTGTTCGCAGGGGTTCTAGGCAGTTCCACAGTAACGACTCTGGTGGGACCTCCTACAGGATGCTCAAACACGAAGGAGCACACCATCAAACAGAATGAGGATAATAAGATTCCGAATTTAACAATAGATGTAGCCATGTCTAATCCTACGAATATAGGGGTGAGACGCTATGACTCGGCAGTTATTGATGGGTTAGAGCTGACACATGATTCTGAAGGGCGTTTGGAATTGGTGGCGGACTTCATGGGCAGAAGCATGAGCATCAATCATGATGTTGGGACTCCTAGTTTCAGCACACTTAATCCCTTTGTGTTTCACATGGGGACTCTCAGCATAGCGAGTGTTGCTAATACTGATGTCCAGAACATGAGTGTCAGGATTAGGAATAATCATACTAGGAAGCCAGAGGCTAATAGTCGATTCCCAGGGAAGCCAAAACCAGGGCCTTTATTGGTTGAAGGCACTCTGGACTTGAGTTTCGAGAATAGGAATCAGATGAGGAGGTTCCTGGGTTCTTCAACTGCAACGTCTCCACAGGACTCACTCAGCAGTTTCGAGCTGAGGATGACGTGGACAAGCTACACGAGTACTGAAAGCTGTGTGGCTGGGACAGCGTATTATAAGCTGACCATGCTGATGCCAGCAGTGATATTAACCACTAGCAGTGCAAACATTGACAAGCAGGAGCCGATGGTTCATAACCTGGGGTTCAGGGCTCTCTATGACTCAGGCACCAGCACACCGATAACTGTGAGCATAATAAACCTGGATTCATCAGCTTACATAACATGAGTGAGGTGAGGTAATTTGAGAAATTATATAGAGATGTGCCTTAAAAACGCAGGTGCAATCCATAAGGCTATGGAGGAGCGAGGGCTCTACAATGGAAAGACTGTCAGAGTAGGGGACATGGAGGTCTCAGTGCCTGATGAATATCCTAGTAAAGTCTTGGCTGGAATCGTGCAGGCACAGGAAGAGAGCACAGGGAAAGCCATTGACCTGATAGGAGAACTCCTGCTAAAAGTTAATGGAATAGAATACACAGACGACATGATTCTCCTGCCTGATGACATAGCAAACCTCGCACTGGGTGAGGTGTCGTCAGCAGGTGGTGGTGCGTCAAAAAAAGGAAAGCCAGCATCAAGGACATCATAAACTTAATCCTGGCTGTATGTATTAAGACAGGGTGGTCGATAGAATATGTGGAGACTCTCCTACCGAGTGAGCAACTCAGGTTGCTGGAGATTAGTATGCAACTAGACCCATTGGTTACCACAAAACCAATGAGAGAGAACAATGAGCAGGATTTGATTGAGATGGAACAGATTTTAGACGACAAGGCTAAATGGGAAGCAAGTAATGAGGTGACAAATCTGGAGACATGACTGAGAGAATTAATATAATAGCCTCTGTGGAGGATAAGGCGAGTGCCTCCCTAAATAAGATAAATGGCAGAGTAGGTGCTCTGGGTGACAGAGCCAGAACTGCTGGGAAGAGAATAGCTAAGATGGGGGCAATCATGGGGGTTGCTCTAGCTGGAGTGGGAGTTGCTTCCTTGAAAATGGCTATGGATGCAGTTGAAAGTGAGAACCTGTTTGAAGTGGCTATGGGAGGGATGGCAGACTCTGCTCGTGAATGGAGCGAGGACCTCAGAGACCAGCTAGGCCTTAACAGTTATGAGCTTCGGAAGAATGTTTCTGTTTTCAATCAGATGTTCACTTCCATGGGACTAGGTGCTGATGAGGCTTTTGAAATGAGCACTGGGCTGACAGAATTGGCTAATGATATGGCGAGCTTCTTCAACCTCAAGCCAGAGGATGCTTTTGCCAAACTACAGGCAGGGATAACAGGGGAGGCTGAACCATTGAAACGCCTAGGGATCTTGATTGATGAACACACCATCAAGAACGTGGCTTTAAAGAATGGGATAATCTCCCAGGGGGAAGCCATGACGCAACAGCAGAAGGTGCAGGCTCGTTATATGGCTATCCTTGAGCAGACGAGTAACGCACAGGGCGACCTTGCCAGAACTATGGACAGCCCAACGAATAGGCTGAGGGTTATGAAGGCTAGGATGACAGAGACAGCAATAGAAATAGGCGTGGTGTTGTTACCTGCTTTTGAGAGAATACTTGATGTGGTGCTCCCAGTATTGACAACAGTCGCTCAAGCCTTGCCAGGCTGGGTGCAGAAGTTCATGGACACCTTTAAGAAGATAGAATTTGGGGTGAGAGTATTCGGTATAAATTTCCGTAATAGTTGGAAGATGATTATGTTTAACATAAAGAGCACAGTGGTTAATGCGTTGAATGGTCTGATAGGATTTTTTGAAAGCACATTCAATCGCATAATCAGAACTGTTAATCTGCTCCTCTCTGCTATGGCTAAACTCCCAGGGGGTAAGAGATTCGGTCCTATGGGGGAATTAAGTTTTGGCAGGCTAGCAGGACCTGTTGCCCCTGACCTCGAAATTGTGCCGAGCTTAGTAGAGTTTGAGAAGAGCCTAAAAACAGCGTCAAACACTGTGAAGGCTACAACCCCAGGCATGGGGGTTCTGCCCACATTACCAGGAGTCCCTGGGGTGAGTGTCGTGCCAACAACACCAGACTTGGCTCAGGACATAGGACTTGCTGTGGCTGATAGGATTGCAGATACAGGAGCAGTCCAGCCTATCATTGTGAACAATCCAGTGTTCGAGACATCCATAGAGGTCCAGCGTATAGATGAAACTAACATTAACCAGATAGCTGAGAGAATAAACAAGATGAATCTTGATAAACTAGCATCTAGGACAGGGATTCATATAGGAGGGTTCTGAAAGAAAAATGGCATATACAAAAACCACATGGGTAAATGGCTCAGCCCCACCAATCAATGCAAGTAACCTTCAGAACATAGAGGATGCAGTAGACAACCTGGATGATATTCTAAGTGGCTCAGCATCACTGATGGGGAGCCTGAGTTTCGCAGGTGCTTATAAGCTGGTTGGACTCGCTGAGGGCTCAGCAAGTGGAGAGAGCGTTAGGTATGAGCAGGTATTATTGAAGAACACAGCATTTGATTCTGACATAAACCTCGGTGGAAACGACCTGGTCAATATAGGAATCTTATCAATGGCAGGGAGTGGAACGATAAAAGGAGGCTTATCCACAAACAGCGACATCAACCTCGGAGGCAACGACCTAGTCAATATTGGCACTTTGTCAATGGCAGGGAGTGGAATAGCCCTGGGAAATATCAGCATGAGTGGCAAGCTGACCAGCCTATCTGCTGGCTCAGCGAATGGCGACAGCGTGAGATACGAGCAATTAATTCAGCAAATCGCAGGAGGTGCTCATGGTGACTTATACTTCAGGGGTTCATCAACAGATGAGAGGCTTGCAATAGGAGGCTCTAGTGGAATGGTCTTAACATCTCATGGAGCAAGTAAAGACCCAATCTGGCAGGCAGTTGCAGGTGGTGGTGGTGGAATAAATACTTATATGGGAACCATTGCGAGGGGCTTCTCGGCTGGCACTCAAGCAATAACTGGGGTGGGCTTCACACCGACTTTGGTTCTGTTTATGACTGATAGGGGAGGAAGTGGATGGGATGATGGAACAACTCACATGGCAGTCATGGAAGATAATGGTGGTGCTTGGAGAAGAATGAATACACACAGCATGAAGTGGTGGACAAGCTATCCAGGCACCTCTTTTCAAGGACTAATCAGTTCTATGGATGCAGATGGATTCACTATCACCTGGTCGGTAACTGGCAGTCCAGGTGGTTCATGGGAGGTTTATTATCTAGCTATAGAATAATGGAGTGATTAAAATGATGGTATGTTTAGAAAAGGCAACAGGTAAATTCATTGAAATGCAGAGCAATTCTACTCCTGGAACTTTAATTAAGAATGCTCTAAGCATGGGATATAATGAAAATGAAGTTATAGAAAAGGAAGTCACAGAAACGGAATATCATAAATTAAGAAATGCTACATTTAAACCAATAGTTGAGAAGAATCTGGAAGAACAAATTCGAGTTGAAGTTCTTAAAATGAAAAAAGAAAGGTTGATATAATGGAGGAGTAGGTGTGCCATATCCTGCTGACAACTTATTTCCCTCAGATTCTCTTTACCCAGGAGGTAGCAATTATGTTAGGGTTCTGTATGATAATGGGGTTTATGATAGTGATATTCATGGAGACCTTAAACCACCTGTGAAGGTCAGTATGAGTGGGCAGTTTGAAGCAGGGGCTTTCGAGTTCTCTGTGGACAATAGTAGCTTCGGGTATAATACGAGTTTCACCGTCTTTAAGGATGTTGAGGTATGGATAGATGATGAGGGAGGACCTGGAAACCAACTGATAACAGGGTTGCTGATGGGGAGGAAAAGAACGCATGACAGCCCAGGAGTGGGCGAGATAAAAATATCAGGACTTGATTATCGTTACCCATTAATGCGAATACACGCAAACGAGACTTATGCTAACAACTCAGCTCCATGTGGTGCCACAGGATGCGAGACGAGTGAACTTGTGAAGGACCTTATCAGCACTTATGGACAGAGCCTCATAGGAATAGCTAGTCATGTGAACAGTAGTTCCAAGTATTATGCTTCAGGAGCAGGTGAAGAATATCCTGTTGTTGATGTTCCTGTCTGGGATCTTATCACCAAGTTTGCTAGGGAGAGTGGGATGATAGCCTATGTGGACACAGATAAGGAACTGCATTTTGAGCCCATTGGCATAAGGAGCACAGGCAAGGTCTTGAGTGACGACCCAGGGGCTGGTGAATATGCAATCAAGAGCATTGATGCCATTGAGCTTGATGCCAAGAGGCTTCATAATAGGGTTATCGGGAGAGGTAGCAACATCATAAGGCAGAGCGATAATCTCAGCAAACAATCTGACTGGGGACTGATAGTGGAGGACCTCTATAAGGATAATAATATCGCTGATGGAGGAGTCCTTAAAGAGGTGGTGTCAGCAAGAGTTAATCTCATAAGCCTTCTGGAGCAAGAGGCATACACGCTCAGCACTGATAGTTTTGTCTATGCCTCGCCAGGGGAGACAATCGCTGTGACAGATTCTGATTATGGATTAAGTGCCGAGGAACTAGCTGTTCAGAGGGTGACCTGGACATATCAAGAAGATGGAGTCATCAACACAGAATTTGTCCTGGCTCAGTACCCTTGGGAATATGCAGAGTGGTTCCACCGTATAAGCTCGGAGATCACAATATTAAAGGGGCAGGATAGTGCCACAGGTACAACGCAACTGGGTAAGCTATTCGGGGAGCTTGTGGACCTGTCAGAATCTCAGAGAATCGTTGTTGGAACAATTAGTGAGGCTTTCATAGCAGGGGACAAGGTTCATGGTTCAGCAGGTCTGGCAGAGACAGGTATCAGCTTCTCATCAATCAGCACAAAGGTGGATACGACATGAGCATTGAAAATAGTTTTAAGCCCAAGGAGAAGATAATAGTTAAAGCAGGTCCCATCATCAGAGTATATGATGGAGAGATTAAAGAGGAGAACCTGGTGAGAGAGATAGATAGTAGGGAAAAGAATTTAATAACTAATAATGGGTTAAAGGGTATGATGGATGTTCTGGCTGAGGTGACAAGTGGGAATATAATAGGAGGTCCTAGCTATATCTGGGTTGGATCTGGAGCTACAACTGCGACTAACGCAGACACTGACCTTGCAACCTATGCGAGTGAGAAACAACTCACTGACTATGTGAGGGCAGGGGGTAATTACACAGGAACCTGGAGTGTCACATTTGGAACGAGTGAGAGCAACCACGAGTGGGAGGAGATAGCATTGGCTAATGGAGCTCATGGCTCAGGTACCATGTGGACAAGATATGTTTTCACTGCCCAGAAGTTCACCAAGACAAGTAGTCAGCAGGCAGTGGTTGAATATGAATTAACAATAGGCAGGGGATGATTTTGAAAGATGACAAATAATTATCATTTAGACCAGAGGAGTGGAAGTGCTCCATCCTATGTGGTGCACGCCACACAGATTGAGAACGAGCAGAGAGCCCAACGAGGCTGGGGGATATTACCAGGGGTTACAACAGAGACAGCGTCAGCCCAGAGGGGAGCAGGAGCAAATATGAGTGTGGACATAGGTGAAGGTGCTCTCAGGGTTAATAGCGACCTCACAGTCTTGGTCAGTCCCCCTAGTAACGTGAGCGTGAGTTCTGCCCATGCGTCAAAAGCAAGGCTAGACGCCCTGGTATTCGGGGGAGGCAGTTTCGCAGTTAGGTCGGGGAACATGGAGAGCAGTGCAGGAGCAGGGGACTATTACCCTCCTGACCTCAATGCTAGTGAGATTCTTCATAGTTTTGTGCTGGTGCAGGGAGGTGCATCATCCATTAGTAATAGCGACATAACTGATAAGAGAATCTTCATCCAGACAGATTTTATGATGCCTGGTCTCACAGGAGACGGGAGTGACGGAGCAATCACAGACAGCAGTAATGGTAATCGAAGTGGAGCACTCAACTGCACCACATACACCCAGAACGCTGGAGTAGCCACCACAGTCAATGATAAGAGCCTGTT